ATCACATATCAAGTTTTATAATCTAATGAGCAAATTTATTGATAGTTGGAAAAACAAAAAAGTTTTTGAAAAACAACTTGAATTGAATAAGTTTGAATTTAATAACTTATATCCACAACATTGGTTTGATTTTTTAAACACAATTAAATCTTTAAATATTTCTAATATATTAGATGTTGGATGTGGTTCGGGAGTTTATTATAAGTTATGTCAAAAAGAAATTCCAAACATTAATTATTTTGGTGTTGATTACTCAATAGACGCAATTGAAATTGCGAAACGTGAATATTCTGAAACAAATTTTGATGTTAAATCAATAAATGATTTAACTGAAGATTATTTAAATCAATTTGATTTAATTCATTTAGGTGCGGTGTTAGATGTATTACCAAATGGGGATGAGGTACTTGAACAAATATTTAACTTAAAACCAAAAAAACTTTTTATAGGTAGAATAAAATTTACAGATACCCCGTCCAATTATGTTGAATATAAAGCATACGATGAAATCATGACGTATGAATATAGACATAATTTGTTAAATTTTACTAATTTATCAAAAAAATATAATTACACTATAAAATTTAAATCAAATAACGTATTATTAACTTATGAACCAAACAAATAATTTAACAAGAGAAAAAATGTTGGAGCTTATTGATGAGTTTCATCAATTATATCAAACAAGACCAATTAAAGATAATAACGGTGGGATGAAGTCGGGACACATGTTTCCGTCTTGGTTTGTTATAAAAATATTACAACCAAAGTACATCATTGAGAGTGGAGTATGGAAAGGTCTTGGAACTTGGTTTTTTGAAAAAGCAAGCCCTAATAGTAAAATTATCTCCATTGACCCAAATCCTAACTTTAGAGTTTACACAAGTGAAAAAGTAGAATATAGAACAACAGATTTTACATTAAATTCTTGGAATGACATTGATATTGAAGATACTTTAGTTTTTTTAGATGACCATCAAAATAGTTTAGAAAGGATAAAATTTGCAAAACAGGTAGGTTTTAAACATATTATGGTTGAGGATAACTATCCTTATAATCAAGGAGATTGTTATACCCCAAAAAAAATATTGTCACAAAAAAACTATGTAATTGATTTGGCGGGTAATAGAACTTGGTATGATGCAAAATCTGAAGACTATGAATATTTTACTAAAACTGTGACAAAATACATAGAATTTCCACCATTATTTAAAGATGATAAAACTAGATGGGGTGATGAGTGGATAAATGAAAATTACGAAACTCCAGAACAATTATTGTCGGATACTGAAAAATATAAAGATTTTTTTGATGAACTAAAAGATTATACATGGATTTGTTACTTAGAATTATAATTAAACACGCAATTTAAAATAATAGAAATGATAAATATAAGTTTAGAAAATAATTTAGAATTATATCAAGATTACGAAAAATCATTATCTTTTTTATCTAATATTGATGATAGTTCATATAACTATCCTAATAATATTACATATTTTCACGTTTATTCGGAAATTAAAAACGAAAAGGAACTTTTATGTATTGAGTCGTATTTGGCAACTCAAGATTTAGAAAAAACTAAGTTAATATTATGGTCAGATTATGATATCTCAGACAATGAGTTAATTAAACCATACAAAGATTTAATAGATATGAGAGTCTATAATTTTAAAACCGAATCCATAGGTACATTACTTGAAAATAATGAGTACTTAAATGGTGCTAACGATACAAAACATTATATGAAAAGTGGTATTTTAAGATTCCTTGTAACTTACAAATATGGTGGAGTATGGGTTGATATGGACATGGTATTACTAAGAAACTTTAAACCAATTTTAGACCAAGAATGGGCATATATGTGGGGGGCTGAAACGGACTTCAATAATTTTGGACCATGTGCGGCAATTATGAATATTCACAAAGAAAGCTCTCACGGTAAAATGTGTCTTGAAGAAATTTTAAATACAAGAATGGTTCCTGATAGTACTGTTTTAGACCACGTTTTATTAGCAAAAGTTTACACTAAAAATAAATTCACAGTATTTCCCTCAGCTTTTTTTAATACTGAGTGGCAAATGAATGTAAAATGGTTAAATGGTGTTAAACAATATGACCCAAATGGATTGGGTACAAAAACTGAAAAGGGTTGGTTTGTAAAAAATGAATATAGTGATTCATTATTTGAAAACGCATTTTCTTGGCATTGGCACAATTCAACATATAAAAATCATACAATAGGTGAAGGCAGTAAATTTTATCAATTACAAAATAAAATAAAATCATTATTAAATGATAAAAAAATTATTTTATGAAAAAAGCACTAATAATTGGAATATCAGGACAAGATGGTTCTTTATTAGCAAAGCATTTATTGGAAAATAACTATAAAGTATATGGGACATCAAGAGATTATGAATTAACATCATTTAATGGTTTAAAAAAACTTGGAATTTTTGATAAGGTTGAATTACAGTCAATGATACTTAACGATTTTAGAAGTGTTATGAAAGCAATTGACGTTGTAAGACCAGATGAAATTTATAATTTGGCGGGTCAAACATCTGTGGGTTTTTCATTTTTACAACCAGTTGAAACTATTGAGAGTATTATTAATGGATGTCTTAATGTTTTGGAAACTGTTAAATTTTTAAAGTTAGATTGTAAAATTTTTAATCCGTGTTCTTCCGAATGTTTTGGGGAATCTACAGATAACTCAAAAGAATCAACACCTTTTAACCCACTATCACCATATGCTGTTGCTAAAACCTCGGCATATTGGTTAACATCAAATTATCGAAAATCTTACGGTATATACACATGTTCGGGAATATTGAGTAATCATGAATCATTTTTAAGAAGTGAAAGATTTGTGACCATGAAAATTATAAATTCGGCCAAAAGAATTTACGAGGGGGTTCAGAGTAAATTAGAGTTAGGTAATATTTCTATTGTTAGAGATTGGGGGTGTGCTGAAGAGTATGTAAAGGCAATGCATTTAATGTTACAACAAGAAAATCCTGAAGATATGATAATTTCAACAAATAAATCAATAAGCTTGGAAGAGTTTATTGATTATACATTTAAAAAATATAATTTAGATTATCAAAAACATATAATAATAAATAATGACTTAATAAGACCAAACGACATTAAAGTTAGTAGATTGTCAAATAATAAAATATTTGACCGTTTAGGATGGAAGCCTCAAAATAACGTGTATAATGTAATTGATAAATTAGTGAACACTTTAAATTAAAATATGATTAATCTATTCAACATTAACGAATACAATATTAATACGTCTGAATACTCAAATTTATTACACGATAAAAAAGTAATTCAGTTTGAAGAAAAAATTGCCGATTATGTTGGGGCAAAATACGCAGTCACATTTAATAGTGCAACAAGTGCCATTTTTTTATTACTATTGAATAAAAATATAACTGTGGATATACCAAGTATATTACCACCTGTTGTTATTAATGCAATTGTAACATCAAACAATAAATACAATTTTTATGATGATATAAATTGGGTTGGTGATTCATATGTTTTACATAATTTTGGTGATTATAAAATTGTTGATTCAGCACAAAAGTTAGAAAAAAACCAATTTAAAAAAGAATGTAATCCTGAGGATTTAATGATTTTTAGTTTCTATCCAACAAAACCAATTGGTAGTTGCGATGGAGGAATGATAGTGTCTGATGATTTAAATAAAATTTTACATTTAAAAGAAATGGCATTAAACGGAATGTCATTTTCTGAAAACAATTGGGACAGAAAAATAAAATTCCCAGGTTATAAAATGTATATGAATAGCATCCAATGTGACATCGCTCTTAGAAATTTTGAAAACTACAAATCAAAATTAGAACGATTATCATATATTAGGGAATATTATAATGAAAATCTTGGTTTAAATAATACAAGTTCTCATTTGTATAGAATTAACACTAATGATAGAGACACATTAATTAACAACCTAAAGAAACATAATGTTCAAACAGGTATTCATTATAAATCATTACACAATCACGAAGTTTATAAAATAAATGATGACTTATTACCAAATTCTGAAATTGAGTCTTTAACTACATTATCAATACCATTTCATGAAAAATTAACCAATAATGACATTGAAAAAATAATTAAAATTATTAATGGATAAAAATAAATTTAAACCATTTTTAGACAAAAGAGGTTCATTAGTTCCAATAGAATTTAATTCTCTTCCATTCGTACCAATGCGTGTATTTGTTGTATCTGGTGTTCCAAAAAATACTATTAGAGGTAATCATTCACATTACACCACCAAACAGTATCTGTTGTGTTTAGAAGGTCAAATTGAAGTAATATTACACGATGGGATTAATGAAAGTAAAACACTATTAGAAGAAAATGAAGGTGTTTTAGTATCTGAATTAATATGGGATTCTCAAAAATTTTTAACAAAAAAATCAAAACTTATTGTTTTTTGTTCAACAAGTTTTGACCACGATGATTACATATTTGATTTTGAAGATTTTATTAAAATAAAAAATAACAAACAATAATTAATGAACATTGGTATAATTGGCGTTGGTAATTTAGGTATAAATTTATTAAATTTTTTATCTGAAAAACAACATGTAATTTATGTTTCTGATGTTGATGGTGATAACGTTGATGTTATAAAAAACTCAGATGTTATTTTTTGTTGTGTTGATACAAATATTTTACCATCAAATTTTTTGGACATAAAAAATGTTATGAATGTGGTTGAAGATTTTGGAATTGCATTTGAATCTGAAATTCCATTATATGAAAAAACATTTGTCATATGCTCCACATTAAATCCTGGTGACACAAAACAAATATCAGAGATATTAAATCCAATGAATTTGAGTGTTTGTTACCTTCCTCTAATTATTGAGTCAGACAACATATTGTCATCTCTAATCAATTTAGAAACAATGGTAATAGGTAGTCTTGATTTACAAGTAATTAATACAATTACAGACATATTTCAACCAAAACAAAATAATAAATTAAATGTTATTTCAATGACAAGTAAGTCTGCGGAAATTTACAGATTGGCATATAGTTCTTTTATACACACCAAAATTAATTTTGCAAATTTTTTAGGTGAATTAATGTTAAATTATGGAACTTCAGACGAAACAAAATTATTACTTAAAAGTTTAGGTTATGATAAATCAATATCTGAAAATAATTTTAATTTTGGATTTGGTGTTGGTGGTCCTTGGATTCCAACAGAAAATAGAGTATTAGGTCAAGTGTCTAATGACAATAAATTAGATTTTGTTTTACCATTTGTTAATGAAGATTTCAATATAAATCACCATCAATTTATTAAAAAACATTTTATAAATTTAAATCCTGACAAAACAATACCTTTTGTGTTTACAGGTGTTGGATATAAAGACATGTCTATTGATATTACAGAATCACCAAAATCTGAATTGGTTTCAGATTTTTTAAAAGAAGGTTATACTGTGTATATTATTGAAAGTGATGAATTTATAAAAAATATGAAAGTAGTTAAAGAATTAATTTTTGATTTTGGTGAAAAGGTAAAATTCTTTAAACAAGGTACATCGCCCAAAGGAGTATACGTTAATTTTTAATGTTTCTTTTATCATTAATTTTCATAAATTATAATTAATGGAAAAAAAACCAAGAAAGAAACCAACTGTTTCTACAAAACCAACTATTTTTAGTGGAGACACAAAATTTACGTCTAAATCTAAAAAAGAAATTATCGCATCTATAATTTCAAGACCAACAAAGGAAAAATTTTTAACTGAAAATCAAAGATTGTATTATGATTTATTACAAAAAAATCAAATAATCATATGTTCAGGTCCGGCTGGTGTTGGTAAAAGTTATATTGCTATGAAAGCAGCCGTAGATTTACTCGCGGACCCAACAACACCGTATGAAAAAATTATTATTGTTAGACCTGCGGTTGAAGCCGAGGAAAAACTTGGAGCTTTACCAGGTAATGTTGAAGAAAAATTAGACCCGTACATTTTTCCATCTTACTATCTATTAAATAAAATTATAGGTAAAGATAAAAGAGAACATTTAAAAAATATTGAAGCTATTGAAGTATTTGCCTTAGCATATATGAGAGGTATGAACATTGACAATTCAATTTTAATTTTTGAAGAGGCTCAAAATAGTACACCAAAACAAATGAAACTTTTATTAACTAGAATTGGTTTTAAAAGTAAATTTTTTATTTCGGGAGATTTAGAACAAACAGATAGATATAAAGACAAAACACAATCTGGTCTATGGGATGCTATTGAAAAGTTTAAAAATGTTAGTGATATTGGTGTTTTTGAATTTAACGACAAAGATATTGTTAGAAACCCATTAATTTCACAAATTTTAAGTAAATACGAAGAATGAGAATTGCGATAGATATTGATGGAGTGTTAAGAGATACTTTTACCAAGATAGAACAAATTTATCAAAAGTATTTTATTGATGAGTTAGAACTTGTTGATGACGAATTCAAATATGAAATCATAGCACCATACAATACACCTGAATATTCTAACCATTTTAAATTTAAAACAGATGAAGAATATTTGTCCTTTATGTATGAAGAATTCGCAATGGAAATATTTGGTCACTCACCATCAACTGAAATGTCAACATTTTACGATTTAAACGATTTAATTGTAAAATACAAAGATAAGGTAAAATTTTTATTAATTTCAAAGCAAGTTGGTAAGACAAAACCAGCAACATTATTTTTTGTTTCAAAATTTGGATGTGAAATTGATAAAATCATATTTTATAATCAATTGACAAAAGATAGTGTTTGGAATGAGTTTGATATTTTATTAACATCAAACCCTGATTTATTAGAACAAAGCAAAAACAAAACTTTAATTAAATATGAAACTTCTTATAATTTAACAACTGAGTGTGATGAAACAATTACAACTCTAAAAGAATTTGATAAAAAAATTGAAACTTTAATAGAAAAATGATTACATTATTTGGTGAAAACTATTATATAAATTTAGATAATATTGACAAGTATGTTAATATTCAAACACCCCCATTATCAGGTTCACCAGAACCTGAACAACACATTTCAATAGTAAAATATGAAATGGTTAAAACACTTACTGATGTGATTTTAAGCGAAAGTGAAGATATTGATGAAAAACTTGGTGGAAAAGCGTCAAGTCAACTTACAATACCATTTAAATTAGCATGGAACACAATGTTAGTTAATAAATTAATTGAAAAATTTTAAGTAGAACGTATATGGAAAACGAAATGATTGAAAAAATCAAAGTGTCAATAAAAAATATTGACGAGAAATTAAACAGAATTTATTTTTTTGTTCAGGACACAAAAGGAAACGCCAAAGCATCAATACGATACATTTACGAAATGGCGTTAACTTTAAAAGACAATGGACATAATGTTATTATGTTGTATGAAAAGAAAGAATATACACCAGTTACATCTTGGTTAAAAGGTTCTTATGATGAATTACAACATCAAAGTTTAGAAGGTCAAAATTTAGCAATTGCACCTGAAGATGTTTTGGTTATTCCAGAAATTTTTGGTTTTATTATGGAACAAGTTAAAAACTTACCTTGTGGTAAAATTGTTCTATGTCAAGCGTATGACCATATTTTAGAAACTTTATCACCAGGTGGTACTTGGGAACAATATGGTTTCTTTAAATGTATTACAACATCTGAAGAACAAAAAGATTATATCAATTCATTAATGAGACACGTATCTGTTGATATTATAGAACCAACATTACATGAAAATTTTGAATCTTCTAAATTTCCTGCAAAAACACTAATTGGTGTTTCAGCACGTGAACAAAGAGAAGGTCTTAATATTATTAAACAATTTTATTTAAAATACCCACAATATAGATTTTTCACTTTTAAAGATTTAAGAGGTCTATCTCAAGATGATTTTGCAAAAGGTTTGCAAGATTGTTTGTTAGGTGTTTGGATTGACCCGACTTCAGGATTTGGAACATTTCCGTTAGAATGTATGAAGAGTGGTGTACCTGTTGTTGGTAAAATACCAAATCTAAAACCAGGTTGGATGTCGGAAAAAAATGGTATTTGGATTGATAACCAAAATCAAATGGTTGATGTTATTGCTGATGTTGTTCAAACATGGTTAGAAGATAACGTCTTACAAGATTTATATACCGAAGGGTTTAATACCGCAGAAAAATTCACAAACCAAGAGAATTTTAAAACGTCAGTTGTTGACATATTTAATTCATTTATCAATAAACGTAAAGATGCTTTTGAAGCACAAATCACACAAGAAACTGCATAATTATGGAAAAGAAACTTAATTTATCAATAATATTACCTATCAAATCAGCATTGGCGAAAGATTTTGATGAATACTTTGAAAGCGCCATTAAATCTTTAAAAATCCAAAAAACAACATTTAATGAGTTAATTATTGTTCATACTCAAGAAGAACAATTGGTTACCAAATTAAAAAATTATGATTTTGAAAGTTTAAATGTAAAACTTGTTGAATACGTTGGAGAACCATCATTTCAAAAACAGATTTCATTTGGTGTTGAACAGGCTGAAAGTCAATGGATATCTTTCTTTGAGTTTGACGATGAATATTCAAATATTTGGTTTGATAATGTTTTAAAATATTCTGAAATTTATCCTGATGTTGATGCGTTTTTACCAATTGTTGTTGATACTGACAACAAAGGTACATTTGCAGGTTTTACAAATGAAGCCACATTTGCGGCAAATTTCACACAAGAAATGGGATATTTGAATAATGAAACATTATTAGATTATCAAAATTTCCAAACTGCTGGTATGGTAATTAAAAAAGAAAAATTTGTTGATTTTGGAGGATTTAAATCATCAATTAAATTAACATTTGTATACGAATTTTTACTCAGAATGACATATAATTCTTTAAGAATTATGACAATACCAAAACTTGGATACAAACATACTAGTATGAGAGAAGGTTCAATATTTTGGAATTACAAAAATGGTGATGATATTATGTCAGAAAATGAAGTTAAATTTTGGATTTCAACCGCAAAAAAAGAATATTTCTTCAAAGACGATAGAAATATAAATTATGAAGTTCAAAATGCTTAATGTTTTCTTCCGAAACATTGACGGATACCACAGTCAAAAAACGAGGTAGAAAAACAACTAACGTTAATTATTTTGACGTTGCAGAAGAAGCTGCGGTAAGAAGATATCTTATCGCAGAAACTTTTGAAGAAAAAAATGCAATCTACAATGAGTTTTTGAGGGGTCCTTTGGATAAAATGATATCATCAATTATCCGTAGGTATAAGTTATATCGTAAAGATATGAATTTTACCGATATTCACACTGATACACATTCTTTTTTGATGACAAAGGTTGATAAATTTAAACCTTCAAAAGAAAAGAAAGCATATTCTTATTTTGGTACTATTTGTAAAAATTATTTAATGGGTCAAATCATAAAAGACCAAAAAGATACAAATAGAAAAATTTCGTATGAAGATATTTCATCCAGTTTAGAACAAAGACCTGATATGGTTTATTATATGGAACTTGAAAAAACTGAAGCTGATGATGTAATACAAGGGTTTTTAAACGAATTAAAACACTATATTGATAACGAACCTTTAACTGATAATGAAAAAAAATTGGGTATTGCTTTGTTAGAGTTATTTGAAAATTATAAAACAATATTTTTAGGTACGGACAATAACAAGTTCAACAAAAATATTATTTTACTTTCAATCCGTGAAATGACAAACCTTTCAACGAAAGAAATTAGAACGGCAATGAAACGATTTAAAAAATTATATTATGTCGTGTTAAATGACATGATAGAATAAAAAACATTAAAAATAATATTTATCAATATGTCAAGACCAAAAAAGAAAGAAATAAATTTATCTAAAGATTCGGTTCTTGCATTATTGCAAGAAATCTACAATGAACTTGTAGAACAAAGGTCTACGGCTATTAGGGTACAAAATAAAATGTTGGCAATGTTAAAAGACCCTGAAGATATGACCGTAATTGGTCCTGTTTTAGAAAAACAACAAAAAATTATTAATGATGTTGTAGAGAAAAAATTAACATTGGCTAAATTACAATCAACTATTTGGGAAAAATCAAATAAAAGTGAAGAAGACTTATCATTGGGTGATATTGATGATGACATGTTACAGTCTTTAATTCAAAAAGATATTGATGGAATGTCAAATGACAATTCATATAAGTTTAAATAATTATGGCAACAATTGTTGATTTAAATTCCGCTTATGATAATGCCGAAAATTCTATAAAGGCGATTCAGACGTTTAATCAAGTATCGGAAGATAACAAACAAATTACTTCACAACAACAATCGTCTCAAGAAAAGGCTGCGGAAGAAACTGTAAGTCCTTTAACTCAATTACAGGAAAACAAAAAAAAATTTCAAAGACAAACTGAAACACAATTAGATAAATTATTAAATCTTAATCAATTATTGCCTGACAATAGATTATCGGGTAAGTCATCTAGTTCAGTTGTTTCATTAGTTAAAAATGATTTTTTAATCGCTTTAAATCAAATTAAATCTGAATTACCAGGTATTATTAAAAAGGCTATGTTAAAACAATTAGGTTGTTCACAAGAACAAACCTATGACGTATCAACTTTTTCTGCTAATGGTATTTTTATTCCTGTTGAAAGTGTAGATTTATTTGGATTATTAAAAGAATCACCAACAACTCCTATGGGTAGATTGATGTATGAAACAACGCCTATTAAAGTTCAACAAACACCATTTTCTATGAACCGTGAGTTATACTCAAGAATTCAAACTGAAGGTGTATCATATGATGCTGTTAATGGTCAAAATTATATTGGTTTATCACAACAAAGTTTATTTGATGTTACATATGTTACAGAAGATGAAAATGGAAATCAAGGAAGTTTTTTTCAAGTAACATTACCAAACAGAGCCGATAATAAAAATTTAGTTAGTCAATTTATTACTGACTATTTTAACACTATCAAAATAGTTGATAGTAAGGATATATATCTCCGAATATTTCAAGTTTTATTTGGTGCGATGTCCATACAATTAAAAAATGGTTCTGCAGAAACCGAAAGCCAATTAGTCTTTCAAAGAATATTAACTCGTATTTTAGGTTTATGTTTTGACGATAGGTCAGAAATTGATGTTAGTGGTGTTGCCAAAGTAGCACCTTTAGATGGGGTTGATGAATCTTTTTTTGAATTAACAGATGTTGATTTAAGAACTATTGAAAGTGAGTTATCAAACATTCAAAGAGGTGTGGTTGAATATCCTGATTGTACTACGGTAAAATTACCAATAGATACTGAAGCACTGTTTAATACTTTTAGTGGTATTTTAGAAATTAGTGATGATAATTCTGATGCTAATAGTAAAATTTTTAATAAATCAATTGCCTCTGTAACAAATAATCCACAATGGCCTCAAGGACCTGAAATTCAATTTTCTGTGGATACCAATATAATCAAAGCAATACCACAAGCATTGTATGCAGCCGTTCTTTCACCAAAAGTATTATTACCTTTTATGGTGATGTATAAAGCAATTGAAGGAATTGCTCTTGGTAAAGTTGGTTCTGTAGTAAATGAAGTTTATAATTTACAAACATTTTTAAAAACTTTCCAAAAATTAAACATAGATGTTATGTCTGAAATAGGAGCAAGATTTGTAAAAATCTTACGTGATTTAATTGTTAGAGATATTAGAAAACTCCTTCAAAGTATTGTTAGAGATTTAAAAAAATCCCAAGTTGCAAAACAATACGCAGTGATATTTCAATTAATTGAAGGTGCAATATTAATAACCCAATTAGTTACGGATTATAGAAAATGTAAAAGTGTGATTGGTGATATTATTAACATTATTGAGTTTGCCTTAAGGGGTACACGAATTGAAATCCCACCATTTTTATTGTTTTTATCAACCTTTAGAACAGGATTTAACGATACAAGAGCGTCGTTAGAAGTAATTAAAGAACTACAAAGGGCTGGAATCCCAACGGGACCTATGCCTGATGGAAGTCCAAATTTATTTTTACAATCAATAGTATCACAAATAAAAGGTACCGAATCTGAACGAACAAAAAATTCAAAAATGGTATCCATGACTCCACCACAAGTAATAACACCAAGTGGGTTTACAGTCCCAAGACCAATGACAGGAATTCCATTATGATTACAACAAATAAAATATCGTTTGACGAAGCCAATGAAATAATCTCTGATATCAAAAACAGAGGTAATGGTGATTTAACTAAAGTTATGGATTTTTTAAATGAAGATTTTGAAGAAACAAAAAATCTTATTGTAGAATTATCCAAACATTTAGATAACATTGAAACTTTATACGATAGTGTATTAAAAGAATATAATTCACGAAACAATGGATAAGTCACAGAAAAAAATAATATTTCCTGCCGAAGTTGTTAACAATCAAGACCCACAAATGTTGGGTCGTATTAGAGCGTATCCATTAGACCAAAATACAAGAGCCGTATTAGAAGGTTATAGTTTTAATCCTGTAACAGATGTTTGGGGACCAAAAGACCCCTTCGTGCAATTACCGTTATTACCAATGTTTTTTAGTCAAGTTCCTGAAGTTGGGGAAAGAGTTAACATTATTTACCAAAATAGTTTATACCCATTCCAAGACCAATATTATGTTCAAGGAGCCTATTCAACACCAATGAGTTTACCGTTTGAAAACATTCAAGCTGCAAACAAATATACATCATTAGGTGATAGAGTTTTAAGTACATTATCCGTTAAAAATAAAGACGGTACATATAAGAATGAAAAATCTTATGGTGTATTTCCTGAACCTGGTGACAACGCTTTATTAGGTAGAGGTGCTGCCGATGTTATTGTAAGAAGAAATAGTGTTCTTTTAAGAGCCGGAAAAACAAAAAGGTTTGATACAAATAAATTACCTATTGCCAATACAAATAGAGCTTTTCTTCAAGTATCAAATTTTGATTCATCAATTAAAAGCAAAAAAACACAAACTCTTATTAAACTTGGGACTGCAAACCAACAAATTAAAAAATTAGTTGAGTGGGAAGTTCAAAATTTGGAAAACCAACAAAACGCATTTACAGGTTCAATAAGATTATATTCATTAAAACCAGTTAATAAAACATTATCAGACAATATTGATTATGATAGTGATTTAGAAGATGTAAAATCTTTGGAATACTATCAAAATTTCATTGGTTATTCATTTGAAAGAACCGTAAAATTAATTAATGATTTTATTATTGGTGTTAATAATGGTCAAATACCGAATGGTCCAATTGTTGAAAATCAATTCCCATTTATTTATAGACCAAACGTTACCGCAAGGAAAATATTAAGAGATATTTCAACAACCGCAAATGCCGTTGTTTTTACAAACGCATCAAGAATTGCAAACTCAATTACATTAAATCCAGGTTTAGGTACACAAGCAATAAAGTACGCAATTGTACGTTCAAAAGGTGAAGTAGGAAAACCTATTAAAGTTAATTTGGAGGATGTGGTTCCAAAAGAAGTTGTTGCCGATTATGGAACATTTTTTGCTGGAGGTGCCGATACTGTCTACCTTTTATCACATAAGTCAAACAAACCTGTTGATTTAGAGGGTACAATATATGGTATTACACAACAAGATATTATTGATAAAGTATTACCATTTACATCATCAATGGTTAGAGGTGAAGAACTAATTGACCTACTTAATTTAATCGTTAGATTCTTGGTTGCTCACGTCCATCCAGTACCAGGAACCCCACCAGTTCCCGTTGCAACAGACGGAACACAATCCACACAAATATTGTTTGAATTACAAAATGCGGTAAATAAAATTCTAAATCCAAATATTAGAATTAATTGATATTTATATAGTAAAATATATAATGTCAATTTTAAGGTCATATTTTAACAAGAACAACACAATCCAATTAAACAGTGTAGTTAATACGGGTAGAAACCCAATTACACAACTTTATTTTGGGGGTGACTTAGCCACTTTTGCACCAAGAGGGTTTACAAGATTTCTTTTTGATTTGGATTTAGCAGATTTAATAGAAGGTGTTGCCACAGGCACAATATCAACAGGTTGTACAACAGGAATGACTCATGTGTTAAACATGACAAATACATCAGCGTTTGATATTGATTTACTAAATACAACAACAACTGATGGTTCTCGTAGAGCAACATCATTTGATTTAATATTATTCAGGATACCTGAATATTCAGGAACCACAGGTAATCCCCAAGATTGGGATGAAGGTGTTGGTTTTGATTATACATACCAACCTGTAGTGGGTCAATTCTCAGATAACGTACCATTTAGTGAAAGACCATCCAACTGGTTCCAAACAACCACTATAAATAATTGGTCATATCCAGGATTATATAACAACACCAATACAATACCAACAACATCACTTTCAGGATTAAATTATTCTGCTTTAACAATCGTTGATACCCAACATTTTGAGTTTGGTAATGAAGATATTAACTTTGATATGACAAGTGAAATCAATGGTATTTTAAACGGTAGTATTACAGGTGTTACAGGTTGGGGTGTTGCATATGTTCCCGAAGTAGAAAACATCTCAGGATTGACTGAAACTTATTCTGTGGGGTTCTTTACCCGTCACACCCAAACGTTCTACCAGCCCTTCTTACAAACCACATACGATGATATTATTAAGGATGATAGAAACACTTTTGCACAGAACAGAACAAATCAGTTATATTTGTATGTTTATCAAAATGGTGACTTTGTAAATTTGGACGAAAACCCTGTTGTTGATATTTTAAATCCTGATGGTGAACCTATTTCAGGTTATACTGGATTAACCACTTGTTTACGTACAAAAGGTGTGTATGAAGTAGTAGTACCACCATTGAATGGATATTATACACCATGTCAATTCACGGATAAATGGACTAATATTGTTATTGATGGTAATAATTTATCTGACATTGAAAATGATTTTGTTTTATTACCCACATCTTCAGCATATCAAATTGGTGTTCAATCTAAAGACCCAATCCTTTATGGTTTTGATTTTAGTGGTATTAAACAAAATGAAAAAATACTTAACACCGATATTCGTAAAGTGATGGTAACTATCAAACAAGCTTACACAAGTCAGGTTGTTTTAAATAGTATTGATACATTTTATAGAGTATATGTTAGAGAAGGTAATACCGAAGTACAAGTTCAAGATTGGACACCAATCAATAGAACACCCAATGAATACTACTTTATGTTTGATACAAGAGATAAAATACCAAATCAATATTATGTTGATATAAAAGTGAATACTAGCGGAGAACGAGATACTTATCAAAAAGAATTAATGTTCCAAATCGTAAACAAAAAATGAAAAAAATAGTTAGACTTAATGAATCTATGATTCAAAACCTTGTAAGAAAAGTATTACAAGAACAAAAAAATGAAAGATACATGTTCTTCTCTAATTTAGAACAAATGAAAAGACAATGTGAAATGTTGTTAGATTTAGATGAATCACAAATTGAAAGTATTCTTGACAATGGTCATGACTGGGCTCAAGACCACATTTCTGAAGCAAAAAACAATATGGACCAAGTCTTTGATTTTTTAATGAATGAAATCAATGGGGGTGAAGACGAAACAATGGAGGTTGAGCCTAATATGATGGAAGGTAAGAAAAAAACGGGAACAAAATTATGTGTTCGTGGTAAAGCTGCTGCTAAAGCAAAGTATGATGTTTACCCTTCGGCATATGCGAATGGTTATGCGGTTCAAGTGTGTAAAGGTAGGATGCCTGGTTTAGACGGAAAAAAACATTGTTCAGGTGCCTATTGTTAATTCAAAAAAAATTATTATCTTTGAATCCATATTAAAATGAAAGAATACAAACACATATTCAAAAGGTGGATTCAACGAATGTACATTGATTCTGCAAGAAAAATGGACTACGAACGTGGTCACAGGTCAAAATACGAGTTGGATTGTTTATCAATTTGTAAAAAATTGATTGATAAACCAGATACTCAATTATTAATGACACCACTTTCAAATAAAAAATACATACACAATCCTGCAAATTCTATTTTTATAACAATTGAAGGTAATACAGTTAATGTAATTAATCACAAATATTCATATACGGTTGTAATTCAAGACAAATCAAAAATTGAAATAACAAATCACTTTAATGAAGTTTTAGAAAGTCAAAGATTAAAAATGGAAGAAGAAATTACTTCCAATATTAAACATTCTCTTAAGAATATATTACAAACATTAGTTTGATGGACAAACTTCCTTAGCAATTTTTTCTGTTTGTCCTTCATCAATTAGTCCTATTCTGTGTAGTACACAATAATATCTTGGATTTTCATTTAAATGTTGTTGTGCAATTTTACGAGCTTCTTTTAAATCTTTAGCATATTGCGATTCAACCATTTCTCCAAGGTCTATCATTTTGTTTTTTCTGACCTGTTCGTTGAGGATGGACTTAATAAATTGTCTCATACCTTCATTAGTGTTTTTCTTTTTGGGTTTATAAGAGGTCATTACTGGTTTTTGACCTTTACCTGATTGAGTATCTTTTTTTTCGGCTTCTCTTTTTTGTCTACAAGCATTTTGTTTTGCGGAATCGCTCATTTTACCCGCAACACCTGCTGCTCTACACTTTGGATAAGCACCTTTATCAGTGTCTGAACGACCACAAGGTGGATGTTTTCCATTTTTATCTTTACTACAAATATTAACCCATGGCCCTTTAGGCTGACTACTTCCTTTTGGCTTCTTTTTTTTGCCAAACCATACTGCCAAATCTTCATTTAATTGTTGTTCCATGTTGTTTTTGTGAAAAAAATTACGATACTTAACATAAATATAAAACCATATGGAAAATACTAAAAATACTGAAGAAATATCAAAAAAAACGCAAGAAATTATTGGTTCTCTTTTTGATACAATACATTACACATCAAATGAACAATTAAATTCATTTATTGATGGTATGAATGAAGAACAAGCAATATATTGTATAAGACAAGCATTAATTGCTTGCCACGTTAGAGGCTCATTTACAATGGAAGAAACTGAAGCAGTTTCAAAGTCTTTAAGAATTATTAACACCTAAACTCCTTATGAGTCAGTAGGTGTAGGTGTTGGAGTCTCAGTTGGTGTTTCAGTATTAGTTGGAGTAACCGTAGGTGTAGTAGTTGGTGTTTCAGTATTAGTTGGAGTAACCGTAGGTGTTGATGTATTAGTAGGTGTCGGAGTCTCAGTTGGTGTTTCAGTATTAGTTGGTGTTGGTGTATTAGTCGGAGTTTCTGTTACAGTAGGTGTTGGTGTGTTAGTTGGAGTTTCCGTATTAGTTGTTGTAGGTGTAGGAGTTTCCGTATTAGTAGGTGTTGGTGTTGGTGTATTTGTTGAAGTTACAGTATTAGTTGGAGTAACCGTAGGTGTTGATGTATTAGTTGGTGTTGGTGTATTAGTCGGAGTTTCTGTTACAGTAGGTGTTGGTGTATTAGTCGGAGTTTCTGTTACAGTAGGTGTTGGTGTGTTAGTTGGAGTTTCCGTATTAGTTGGTGTGTTAGTTGGAGTTTCCGTATTAGTTGTTGTAGGTGTAGGAGTTTCCGTATTAGTAGGTGTTGGTGTATTTGTTGAAGTTACAGTATTAGTTGGAGTAACCGTAGGTGTTGATGTGTTAGTTGGTGTTACACTTGGAGTTACTGATGGAGTTGAGGTATTACTTGGTGTTGGAGTTGGCGTAGTAGATGAAGAACTTGGAGTTTGAGTAACGGGTGGCCATTCAATTGTAGAATCTACTGTTAAATTTGAAAACGCAGTTTTATACGTACCATCAACATACCAAATGTTTACAGTTTCACCTATTTGAATTTCATAATTATTAACAACAAAATTATCATTACATCTTGTATAAGAAATAACACTTATTCTACCTAAATTGTTGGTAATTATACTTTTTTTACAAGCCATGTCAAATTATTATTGAGGCCAATCTACCGTATTTGTTAGTGTAACACCCGCAAATGCCGTTCTAAATGTACCGGTCACATACCAAATATTAACGGTTTCACCTGGTTGAATTTCATAATTATTAACTACAAAATTATCATCACATCTTGTGTATGATATTACTATAATACTTGAAGCAGTATTTGTTATTGTTGATTTTTTACAAGCCATAATTTAATTATTATTTTTATACATATAAATACCACGTAAAAACAAAAAAGGGAACCGAAGCTCCCTTTTTTTATAAGTTTTAAGATAAATTATCTCAATTCTTGTAAGTTGAATGTTCTTACACCATCAACTGTTACTCTACCATAGAAACGGTTGTTAACCATTTTCTTAGCGTATCTTGTCATGATACCCTTGATAGGTGTGAAGTTGAATGGGTTATACATAGTTGGAGTCAACTGTAAAGGAACATATGGAGCGTAGATGTAACCAGTATCCAACAAGCTAGTACCTTTGTGTCCAATCAACACTTGGTTAGCTGGGAAGTAAGGGTCACGATACACTTGGTATCTTCCTGACAATGTACCGATTCTTTCGATACCCATGTTGTATTGGTCTTGGTCAGGAGCTGCGTTTGATACGTGGAAGTATTCCAAATCATCAAATATAGCTGAAACTTCAGAAGATACAACAATCCAGTTAGCTCCACCTCTCAATGTTGATTTGTGGATTTGAGCTGACAATTGGTTGATAGCTGTAATCAAAGTTTGGTTCCAATCTTTTTGAGTATATGGTGTAGTTCCAGTAGAAGCTAATCTCTTCCAACCGTTGTAATCCCATCTCAAGTTCCATGCTGCACCTTTTCTCAAATCACGTAAGATTTCTCTGTCGATTTCAGCCGCAACTTGTTCTGACAATAAAGCTGTTAATTCAGCCTCAGCGTCAATGTTGTGGAATGCTGCAACGTCTTGAGCTAATTCAGGAGACCATTGAGCTCTTAATTTTCTTTCTGTAACTGAAACAGTAACTGATTCAAGGTCAAAAGAAACTTCACCAATTTGGTCTTCAAATTCCAACTCTTTGTACAATCTGTAAACAGCTAAGAAAGCGTCGTTACTAGATGTATCAGATGAGAATGTTGAACCTGTGTAACCATCAGGAGTTGTTTGACCACAAGAGATACAAACTGGTTGTTGTAAATCAATTTCTAAGAAAATGAAACCGTTAGCATCACATACGTTGTAGTAAGAACCACCTGAGTTAGCGTTGTATCCAGCAGGACCTGCAGGGAATTGAGTTGTTACAGTGTTACCGTATTGAACGATACCTTTACCATATCTTTGAGTTACTACTCTGAATAAGTAAGGAGCTTGTGTGTTACCTGAAGTAGTTGTGTTATCAGTCACACCAAAGATGTTCAAACCTGATAAGAATTCTTCAGTATCCATTGTATTACCATTTGGACCAATCAATTGACCAGCACCAGCGTTAGAGAATCCACTCATAACGATGATTACTTTTCTGTAGTCAGTCAATGTGTAAGCTGAAGGTACTAAGTAACCAGCGTTACTCCAAGCGTAAGTTACAGTTGAAGCTGTAACAGCTGTCCACTGACCTTTAGAGTAATCAAACAATCCTGGAGGGTCCAAGTTTGGTTCGTTACCTTCGTAGAACAAGTCATACAAATCTTTATTATATGTAGGATTGTAAGAACCTGAGCCTGAATTGTAACCAGCATCTGGATTACCAGGGTAGTTTCCTGGGGAACCTACAGGAGCGTAGTGTTCACCACTGTTACCAAAGTATCCGTTAGTAGAAGTACCACCAGAATAACCTTGAATTTTAGGTACGAAGTAGAACAATTTACCGATTGGTAAGTTCATTGCTTGTACTGACACGATGTCGTTAGCTAATAATTTAGAGAATACTCTTCTCACGATTGGGAAAACAACTGTTTCAAAAGAACCAGAGTCAGAAGTTGAAGAAGCCTCATTGATTAAGTGAGAAGCTTGGTTTTCATACAACTGAGCTACGTTTTCTTTCATGTGACCTTTCAAACCTTCCAAAAAGCCAAGTTTATCCCATTTGTTAATTGTGTCTTCTTTGATAACTTTTAAGTGTTTCAACCCAATGTTACCAACTAGACCGCTTTCTAATAATGCACCCATTTTAATTTTATTTTGTTTTTAGTTTTATGTTTATTTTTATTTTACTATTTTAGACATGATATCCTTCATTCTTAAGAATTGTGGATTTTCGTATGTCTTAGATTCAATTAAGTTTTGAGCCGAACCTGATGATGGAGATTTTTCAATCTTAGACATAGATTCAGTTACAACACTTTGATTATTGTTTGTTAATTCGTTTTTGATAGAGCCGTACAAAGACTTAGATTCTTTCAATGATTCAACGTCATCAAATCTTCTTAAGATGTTGATTTTTTCTTGTTTAGTTGTTGTATGTTCTGTAAACAATCTTGTAGCGTAAGCCAAGTTTGAGTTGAATACCGCAACTTCATTTAATTTTTCTCTGAATACATTCAAAGCTTTTCTATACTCGTCATTCTTTTCTCTCAAACGTACTACTTCTTCAGAAAGAGCTGAATTAGGTTTAACTTTCATTTTAGGTAATCCTTTTCTCATTGGGTAGTTTCTTGTACCGTTAGATAAAGTTCTAGCCGCTTCTTTAGTTTCCTCTTTTTCGTAATCTTTGTAATGACCACCTTTTTCACCAGCTTTCTTTTCAACACCATCAACATCCTTACGTCTGTATTCGTGTTTTTTAGAACCATAGTTTTCTTCAACTTCACCCTCATTGTATTTGAATTTCTTTGGAGATAAATTCATACCGACACCTTTAGGTTTAACGGTCATAGAAGCTTCTTTAGCCTCCATTTTTTTACCTTCTTTATATTCAAATTTATTAGCTGAACCAGTTTTTACACCTTTACCAACCACAGGTTTTGACATCATTGAACCTTCTTTAGTTTCTGCTTTAGTAGTTAATGATGATTTTTTCAATGTTCCCATTTTTGGTTTAACTGTGAATTTATTTTCATTTACAGACTCGTCTTCTTCCATATTTTCTTCGTCATCTTCGTCCATAGTTATTTCGTAAACAACATCACCTTCTTCCATATCTTCCTCTTCTTCCATTTCGTAAGAATCTTCCATATCTTCGTTGTACATTTCTTCTTCCATTTCAGAACCAAAAATGTCAGCCATCAATTCATCAAGCTCTTTATCAGATAAATCATCAGCTTCTTCCATTTCCATTCCTTCCATTTCCATGTCTTCTTCGTCCATGATTCCATCTTCCACATCACCTTCTAATTGGATGATATATTCTTCATCAGAATCCTCATCTTCCAAAGTGATTTGGTTATTATCTTTTTTAACGATAATACCATCTTCATCACCCATAGATTTGAAAACCTTTAAGATTTCTTCATCAGAAGCGTTTGTAAGGTCAATTGGTTGTTCATCTTCCGAGTCCATATCAAAATCCATTTCCATGTCATCTTCCATGTCTTCAACGTCCATGTCATCTTCATCGTCCATATCCATGTCGATTTCCATTTCATCTTCGTCTTCCATGTCATCCATAGAATCCATTTCAATACCCATCTCGTCTTCTTCTTGTTCGTCAGTCTCTTTTTTCAAAGACTCTTTTACTAATTCTGCGATTTCTCCCTTCATTGTTGAAGCAAGTATTCCTTTTGCATTTTCAGCTACTACTTCTTCCAAATTTTTCATTTGGAGTAGTGCTTCCTCGACTAATGACTTTTTGTCTGCCATATAAATTTTAGAATAATTTACATAATAAATATATCCCAACTTAAAAAAAGTTGGTGTTGGGTTGGCAGAAACCCAAAATAAATAAAAAAACCCCTCGGTTAGGAGGGGTTTTTATTAATCTTCAATTACTTCATCAATTTTACTCTCAGATACTGCCGTGATTCGCCAATCATGTTGGAACCCTTGGTATCGTGAAGTAACCTTGGCTTCTACATCGGTTACTGAGTAACCTTTCACCAATTTCTCTTCTCTGATTTTCTTCAATTTACCTGTGTTTTCATCAGGTAGTTCGTACTGTACTTTTGCTACAAAATATTTTTCGTCCATGTTTTTAATATTATTTGTCCAAATAATGATTTAATTTTTTCAATAAGTCAATAGAGCGGTTCATTCCTTTTTCACTTACACCGATTTCAGGTGTTCTTGAAACCTTTTCTTCTTCTAAATTTTCCTCAAACTTATTTCTATCATCAACATTAGTGAACAAGTATGCACCTGGTGTAGATGGTGATGATACCAAGTCAAAACAAATTAATTCAAAATCTCCTTGTACTTCATTCTGTTCACCAACTTTTTTAAGTGAACCAACACCACGTGATGATATACCTAATGTAACCCCCTGTCTTAGTAAGTTTGCCGCTTGGTCACCCTTGGTAGACACAATTCCTCTTTCGTGGAACCCAGGTGATGTAAGAAGCTTTAATTTACCCATAAGGATGTGTCCGTCCCACCATACGTCATTGATAAGGTGAGATACTCTGTCAAGGTCAATTAATGATGATTCAGGGTGGTTTAGTTCAGATAGTGCTGTTCCTTTGGCAATCATCTTCTTATAGTTGTCCGCTTCTCTTTTGAGAATCTTTTCAGGATACACTCTACCATTACGGTTTGGTGTATTGTATTTTTGTAGTACGGCATAGAATTCAAATGGTTTTGAATAGTCCAACATGTTTTTGTTGGCTTGCTCTAATAAATTCTTATTGTGAGTTTCGTTTGGGGAAATATATCCCGCATCCATTTCAACCAATATTCCTTTACCTGTATCTTGTGGTCCTAATATTTTCATAAAAACATTTTAATAATAAATACCATCAAATTGTATCTTTTACTTTTTTTGAAATAGTAAAATCAAAATAGTCGTTATTCTTAAAATTATCTACGTAAATAGCTTTGGCAATTTTCTTAAGTTTTTCTTTGAGTTGGGGGTCTTTGAAATCCGCATTTTCATTTAGAAAAAGAGTTATTTCCAAATTCATAAAACTCTTTTTTCCATAATAAATTCCACTTGTTCTTAAATCTAAATCAACAATATTTGTTTCTTTGAATGTGTCTTTATCTGCAATTTCGTAAACTGTATGTTTTATACTTCTGCTAAAATTCCCTACAATTCTTTCCCACTTTTCATAACTTTCTTTTGGTGATACCCAACTTTGTAAGTTTAAGTATAGTGATTTGAAATTTTTTGAATCAACTGTACCATAACTCACCTTTGAATCACTGAATCCAATGATTCGTGCCGTTTTCCCTTTTTTCATTAATAATCATTTTAATTAGATTTATTTGTTGATAAAATTTAATCAAATTTAATTACCATGTCAAACTTTTTTGTATCTTTGGGTTATTTAATAGGATATGTTAAAAGTAAAAATAGAAAATGGTCAGAATTTGGAGAAAGCTTTGAAAGTTCTGAAAGGAAAAGTAATCAAAACAAAACAAAATGAAAAGTTACGTGAGAGATTACAGTACAAAAAACAAAGTGTTTTGAAAAGAAATCAGAAACTGAAAGCCAAATACGTTCAGTCCCAAAAAGATAAAGATAATTTATAAATTGTTGTGAAGATTATATAATCTAACATAATTGATTTTTGAAAAAGTATCTGACTGAATCTGTTCGATTGTTTCTTGTAATTTCTTACTAGTTACGTCATCTAAAGATTCTCTGATGTTACTCAATTTACCAATAGTCTTTGATTTTAATTCATCAAATTCTTTCGAGAGTTCCACATCTTCTGTCATTAATACTTTAGACAAATCTCTCTTTGAATCTTCATCTAAATTTTCGATGTATCCTTTGATTGATTTGTTGGCGATGTTTAATAAAGTTTCAATTGGTAAATCAATGTGAGATTTAACCTCAGAGGATTCACTCAATGACTTTATTAAAGTTTTTTTGCTATTAACAGTTTCCATAATTTTGTTTGGTGAACTGTAAACAATATTGTCAATATCTTCGTAAATGTTTTTACAAACAACATCCTTAACCCAATATTCAATTTTTTGTGTGTTTAATCTTGGAGAAATTTTTTCAATTTGTCTTAAAGACTCGTTGATATACGATTCAGCAATTTCTTTGTCCAAACCTTTTTTCTTTGACAATTCTGTATAGATATGAAACATTGAACTGGCGTTTTTATTTTCCAATACCAATTTTCTAAAGTTTTTCAACTCAATTTTAGCTGTCTCATTTACATAAGAGTTAATCAATAACCCTTCTATTTTACTCATTAATTGTCCAAATTTCATAATAGGTTTTATTAATAAATATATCAATCAATTAGTTTTCTTAAAGATTCTTCAATAACACCTAAAGAACGACTACCTTTTTCTAAATCAATATCGTCCACACCATAGATATTATCACGTTCCAAAATTATATTCATATCTTTTTTAACTGATTCTGGTGTAACCGCACCTTCACCTCCCGCTGGTGGAGCTTCTGCCGGTGGTGGTGGAGCTCCTCCACCCAAGTCAGCACCAAATCCACCCATATCACCTCCTTCGGCTGGTGGCGGTGTTGCTGTGGTTCCTGATGATGAACTATTACCATACAATCTATCCATGTTATCAAAAATACCTGTTTTGGTAATAACATTACCGGTATTTTGAATCTCAAGAGATACCGCTTTTTCCAATCTTTGTTGTTGTAAATCCAATTTGATTTCTTCGTCAGAAAATCCAAGAATATGTTTCTTAGCCCAAGTTTGTGATGTTGGTGCAATACCTTCAACAGGTGACACAGCATCTTTGTATAACAACATTTTTTCTTTCCATACGTCAATGGTAAGAAGGTCAGCTTGTTTAGATGGGTTAGTTAAACTTAATTGGAATGAACCCAATTCGTCTTCAAATCCTAATAAGAATAAGTGAATAATTGCAATCTTGTTAAGTTCTGCAACCATAGACTTTTGAATTCTATTAATTGTACGAGCAAAACGAATATCTTGTAATGATAAGTTTCTACCATCACCAACAACTTCTTCAAACCCTAAGAACGCTTTTGGAATTCTAAGAGCTGTTAAAAGTTTCTTTTGGATGTATTCAATATCGGCAATTTCTGATAAGTTTTGTGCTCCAGGCAAAGTTTCAATTGGGTTTGGTGCTGACGGGTCACGAACAGGAATAAAGAAATCTTGGTCAACCGCCATTTGGTTGAATCTCATATCCACGTTTCCTGATTGAGGGTCAACAACTTGGTCTTTCTTAAATTGTTGTGCAAATCTTTGAACGTATGGTTGAATATCACCATCATCCATGTTACCCACAAACACTTTGAATACACGTCTTTCAGGTGCTCTTGATGTTCTGTAAACCAACATGGCATCTTCAGCCAATACCAACTGTTTCCAAGTACGTCTTGCTTTTTCTAACATTGATGTACCATAAGGAAGTTTTCTATCATCACCCAATAATCTAAAGTGTGCGATTTCCCAACTGTTAAATTCAAGTTGTTTGTTTTTCCAAGTAAAGGTAAGACTCTTAACACCAGCATTTGATGCTGTTGGTCCACCATAACCTGAAGTGGCTCTACCTTTCATACCAACCTCAATACGTTCTACCTCAATGTTCGGTAATTGTAAACAACCCACAACACCTTTTTCAGGGTCCAACTTTAAAAAAACAAAGTTATCACCATACTTGGCGGTATTACGAGTCCACATTGGTAAGTTTGTGTTAATATCCAATGCGTTGTTAAACAAATCCCCCAATACTGCTTTGATTCTTGGTGAATCACAATATATTTGTAACATATAACCGTCTTCATCTACTGTTGTAGATTCTTCAGCGTATGTATCCAAAGCGGCAGAAATTTCAGGAGTATATTCCATTGATTCATAGTCATAGTATGATGCCAAACGAGTTGGTTCATAATACACAGCCTGACTATAAAGGTTATTTTCAATTTTAGCCCATTGACTTGCAATATAAAAAGTTTGTTGAGCTTGGAGTTTTTGTTTATCGTACTCGGCTTTATCTTGAGTTCTTAAAAGTTCTTTTTTATCAAACTTATATGTGGGAATGTCTTGACCCAACAAAGAATTAGGTCCTAACTCCTGGGATAATCTTTGCCATATTGTCAAGTTTTTTTGGTCCATATTGAAAATCTATATTATATTATTTTTTTATCAACGCTTCATCCCGCCGAATAACCATAAATACTGTTCATAATCTTTTTGTGATGGTTGATTTCTGAATGCTGGGTTATCTTTGAAATTTGTATTTGGCATTGATGGATTAAAATATTGGTCTTTTGGTGGTTCGTGTGATTGAACTGTCCAAGACTCCAACATTGTTTTAGCTTGTTGTGTAACCTTTGTAAGTTGTGAAAAAGATGAATCAGAAACATAAATTGCCATAGCCAAAGACATGATTAAGTCATCATGTTGTCCCTTCATGTGGTCTGGTCGTCCATTGATATAAACAAACGTATTCATTTCATTCAATAATCTTGATGAATGAACCTTTAATCCGTGTCTTAAACTTTCTTCAAGAGCGGCAATAATTTGAACCCTTTTGTTGTTAAAGTTAATACCAGGTATTTTTTCAGCTGCTTTTGGGTCATACTTCCATTTATTTCCAAAATCAACACCATCAACATACAAATCTTTGTATCCAAGTTCTTGTAGTTTTCTTGCCGTTGCAACACCCATACCACCAGTGATATCAATTACGATAAAACAGTTATACATGTTACCCCATTTGTAAGCAATCTCTGCCAGTACATCGGGGGGAAGTTTTCCAACATATTCAGCAACCTGTTCCTTATCATCAAAGTCATAAATTTGGAATGTTGAGTAATCCTCAGAATCCCCACGAGAAACGTCCACACCCATAATGTATCTATGTCCCATTTCAGGTTCTTTCCATATCCAAAGCCCACCACCCATCATTTTATTGATAGGTTCTTTAATCATGTTGTCAGTAATGTTTTTAATTAAATTAGAGTCAAATACGTTATCACCCGAACCCAAGAAATTACATTCCAATTCCTGAGAAACTTTACGTTTGTCGTACTTAAGTTTTTTAACCATCGCCTCAAACCAAGACGAACATGGTTTATAACCTAATTCAAAATAGGCTTTTAACTCATCGTAATTTCTTTCATACGGGTCACGACCTGAAAAATCAATAACACTATCGGCAGTATATTCATCACGATTTAATAAGAAATGAATAATTTCGTTAGTTTTAACCAAATATAAATCTTTTGTATAACGTGGGTCACGATACCAAAACATTTCTGTAATTTTAAAATCGTTCATTCCACGATTGGCTTGTTCGTATATTTCATAATAAATTGGGTCGTATCCGTTTGGTGTTGATACAACAACAACTTTACCACCCGTAGACAATGAAGCCATACAGGCTGCCCAGAAATCACCATCCGCCTCAATATACGCAGCTTCGTCAAATATCAACATAGTTG